TGCCGCTCGATCTTTTCTGAGGAGGTCGGGCGGCATTTTCTTTTGCCCCGCGCGTGCGGGGAATACTGATAGACCCAACTGAGCACCATGCCCGCGGTCGGTTCAGCCCCGCGTGTGCGGGGAAACATCATCGACATGACTCGATGTCTTTCAAAACCATTCCGTCTCTCACCATCATCGTGGGAGCCCATCCATGCTCGACGAAATTCAACGCCGCCTCTCTCGAGTAACCTTGCGTGACGAGATAGTCGACAAACGTTTCCTTCGTCGGAAATACCGGCGAGATGGGCGAGCCTTCGCTTACCGTTTCCCAGAGCTGATACCCCTCACCCTCGGGCGGCAACTCTTCCTCCCACGCTTCGTACTTTGCTTTGACCGCGGCATCGATGCCCGTACTATCACAGGCGGTGCACCTTCCCCAACCGGGGAGACCTGCTATCTCGAGGAGTTTTTGTTTGAGACTGAACGTCTGTCCCCATTCTAGAAGTACCACTCCTTTGGGCTCGCCCGATAACGCGACGAATAACTCATGGAGTTCTTTTGCGCGTGCGTTTCTATTGGCATCCGTGGGGTTGGTCGCCGATATCTGAAACTCTTCCAACCATTTATTGAACCAGCGGTCGCCCGCCGTTGCGCCTGTGCCGCCACAATGCGCGCATTGCTTCCAGTACGGATTCAGAAAGCCTTGCCACACTTTGCGCAAAGGCCAATTGAAATCAAGAGGCACCCGATAGATTTCTCTTCCCATAATTTTTCTCCCTTGAGCGCCATGCGCTATTAACTACCTGTGAAACTATCGCTTTGAGAACTTTTTCTTTCCATACTGCTCTGAGATCGGCTCTCCCTGTCGGCAGAGTTTATTCGATATTTTCGAGATCGTCACCTCGTAATGGTAGACCTCGACTCCGATTCTCATTCCTATCGTGCATGTGACGACTCGTCGACGGGCACCGCATCGCTGGCATCTGCCGACGTGCGCTCGAAGAGTCGCCGACCAACCCTCAGGGAGTTTCTCTTTGATCTCCTCGTAGATCTCGAATTGCTCGGGCGTGCACGAGATGTTGCCATGCTCGCTCGCAAACTTGACGTCCTTGTCCTCGCAGTATTCGCTATCGCAAACATCGACGGGGCGCATTGAGCACCACCTCGGATACGTGTCGAGACCGTATCGAGTAAGCATAATCTTCTTGAGCTCGGCGAGCGCCTGCTCGTGACCGAGGTGTCCTTCTCGCCATTGACGCAAGAGCGCTTCTTCCTTTTGCGCGTCGGCGTGTGAAATCAAATTCTCAATCCGTTCGTTCTCTCTGCTCATCTTTCACCTCTTGCAAGGTCACCCGCGAGAGCGACCTACGATATATTTCTGCTAGTACTCTGACCTCCTTCACGTGTTGTGAAATGATAGCGCACTCGTCTTCAAGGTCTTGCACGGCCTTTCTCACGAGCGCAAACTGTTGTTCGAGTACACCCGTCGCCGCGCTGAAATCCGTTGCGGTATCCATGATGAAGTCCTCCCCGCTCTCCTCGATATCGATATCACCCCTCTTCGAAATTCCGTATAGAAATAATTCGAGGCCTTGAATTTCGAGGCTCTCTCGTATTTCATGCTAAAAAATTCCAGCGTTGCCAAAATTACTACTTTCTTCCTTCCCCCGGCAAAGACCCGCCGGGCACGTACCACTTTGGTTTTGGCTCTTCTTTCACGCAAAGCAAAGGGTCACGAAAAACCGTTTCCGGCGGGTTTTCTGCGACCAATCCGCCCGCAGCCTGGAAGCCATGCAAGTATGCGGATCGAAGTGCTAGACGAATATCAACTGCTAGCACCACGTGTGAATCGAGTTGGTCTTGAAGATGACTTTCCATGTTATGCGAGCGCAAATATTTCTCGACTAACCCCGCCAATGTTTTATCTAGGTCATCCATATTTTCATCTCCGAAAGAAACGCCCGGCAAGATGCACCGGGCGTGAAAGTTATTTTATTGCTGTGTCGAGAAGGGGTCATACTCTCGGCTGATGGTCAGTCCTTCCCAATAAATAGAAACAAGAACGGCGTATTTCGGGAAAACTTCACCCTCGCAATTCTCGCACGTAACCTGATGATAGCGCAAAGTACACCTAGCCTGCGGAAGCAACCCACGCACTTTTGCAGCAAACTCGGTATATATGGGATATAGGTCTACTGGGAGTGACTCTGCGTTCTCGGCGTAAAAGCTAACCGAGCGCTGATAACAAGAATCCGTACACTCGGGGCATTCATCTTTTTCAAGCGATTTGTAGCGCGCAAACTCCTTCATCGGTGCGAAAAAAATAATCCGCGCATACTTGCGCAAATCATCTTCGGCGAGAAGACCATCACGAAATTGATTGGCAATCTCACTCGCGCCCTCTTCTTCCAATAAACCCTCGCGAAGGAATTTTTCGATGCGCTGATTTTTCTCTCTATACTCGGACCCAAGCTCAGCGATCTCTTTTTCACGTTTTTCTTTTTCTATTGCTTCCGCCGCTGTCGACTCGGCACTTTTCTTCTCGATTTTATCAATCGCTTTCTGCGCCAACGTCGGGGCGCTATCACGAATTTTCTCAATTCTCGGCAAATACATAAGATGACAAAATTTTTCCTCGCAAATGCTATCGATCTCAGCATCAATCAATCGCGCCTCCGAAAAATCCCGCGAGTACGCCACGAGCTTTTCAAACTCCTCGAGAGACATCTCGACCTCGGGCGAAACCGCCTCGCCCTTGGCGAACAAATGCCAGAGCATATACAGCGTTTGATGATTCGTGTTATCGACGACCTCACCCGTCGTGAGATCGATGCGCCCGTAGGCACTCAATTGGGTCGCGGTCCCTTTAACCGCGACGAATATTTTTTGAGGCGGCACACCGAATTTGTCGGCGTATGCAGCGAGATCGGGCGTCGACCAATTGAGGAAAAAATGATCAACTTCTACTTCGTGACACCGAACTATCATTTTCGTTTCCATTTGTGCTCCCATACCCAGACAATTCCGGGCGCCCTGCAATATCGAGCGAGACAATTCTCGCCCGAGTGCTTCACCAGCAGTGCTACGCTCTCTTCCTCTCAGAGGGCGTGAGTGCCCTCCCCTCAATCATCTTCGAGTTCCGCGCTGGAAAAATCAGCGCGAAAAAAAACCTGATTGTTGCCCCCCAATGAATGCTGCCATCCTCATTTCGATGAACCATTTATTTCTCCCTTTGGCGCCATGCGCGTTCACTGATAGTGTTACTCTTCTTCATTCTCTTCTTCGAGCAGTTCTTTAATCTTCTTCTTGAGCGTGCATGCACACTCCATTGCATCACCCTCACCAAGCCCCGCTTCGACGTTTCCAATTCCATACGCCTTAAGTCGTTCATATTCATGGGCGGGAAGATGCCGCCTCAATTTATTTTTTAACTCAAAAAAATCCTCGAGAGTCTTATTCCAGATCGCCTGCAATGTTTTCTTTTCTTCGTGAGTCATTTTATTTCTTCCTTTGGCGTCATTTTCGCCAGAGCGGCGGCGAAGGCCGCGTTGAAGGGCGGCGCGACGACTACGGGCACCGGCGCGACAGCGGGTTGAATTATGCCCGCGTCAAGCAGAAACGCGGGGGAGACCTCAAGGGCCTCGCCATTGATGATCTGCAGATATGCAAGTGCCCTCCTTTTGTATTCAAACTTTTTGTAGACGCCGGCCTCTCGCACCGTGAGCACGGTGCAAAATGAGTTGCCCTGCAAATCCTCTCTAGCAATTTGAGACGACCCCGCGCCTTCGACTGGCGCGATATCTTCCCCGACGACGATCCAATCACTTCCGGGGTCAACCCGGAAGCATGATACGCCGGCGCTTCGCCCGAGGGAGACGAGCGTCCCCCTGAAAATCTTCCGGCCCGACAACTCTTCCGCCCCGATTATCTCGAGGCCGGTTCTGCCATTAACGCTGTGGTGTTTAATCAATGTTTTCTTTTCTTCGTGAGTCATTTTGATTCTCCCTTTGGCGTCATGCGCCATTTAGCGAGCCTTTACTATTGTCAACTGAAACTCATCGTCGCCGATTCGTACGACCAATCCGCGATTACTCGTGAGCAGTCCCTCTGCGGCGAAAGTCGAAACTGTAATCGCTTTCTTCTCATCGATCTCCTCAGATTCCTCGATAACGTTCATCAACAAAGTCTCAAAGGCACTCTCTCGCATTTTATTTTCTCCTTGAGCGTCACACGCTGATTGACTACCTGTGAATTACCACTTAAAATATTCGCCGAATTTTTCGGCATGAAGCTCGCAATAGCGACCAAGGAATTCAGCCGCCGAATCATAACCCCCCTCGGCGTGCACTTTCTCGCGGAGTTCGTCGTTCATGAGTTCGACGACCTCGGGGGGCATCTCGCTACGTTGCCCCTCGGTAACACTTGATGCGCCCGGGAAGTCAATCGTCACAATGACGTTGCCGTTCTCGCAGACTGCGACGCCGCCAGCCGCCTGGCCATCGAAGTCCATTTCAACCGCCGCTTGAATGGCCTCTCGGATACCGCCCGAGATTTCGATCTCGTCTTTGCAACTCGAGATCGTGTACCTATTCACGATCTCGAAATCGTCGTCTCCCCGACCGATGATGAGTGAATCCTCATCCCACGACCACACGGCGTCCGTGAATTCGGGGGTCACCCCCCCAAAATTTGGAAGGTCAGTCATATCGATCTGATCGGAGAGATTCGTCTCATGCTTGCGATCGTAGGCGTTAATGGCCTTGATGCGGTCGAACAGATCGACAAGACTGCTGGCATCATTGACTTCAACATTCGGGGTTTCCATTTTGATTCTCCTTGAGCGTCACACGCTCAACTATTTAATTTTCGCAGGGAGATTTCCTAAGCGAGTTGCCGTCGAATTCGACAATCTCAAAGCTTGAATCCGCTTCATGTCTTGAATCTGATATTCCTCTATCAGCAACCGTTGCGCGTTCGCCAGTTTCACAAGGTTTTTTATCTGACGCGCTGTCAAGTAATGGTGAAGCGTGTAGGTATCGCTAATTGGATCAAGGGCGCGAACAATCACGTCGCCACCGGCGAAACATTCGACCTTGAATTCTGTGCAGGTCCGACCGTCGCTCCAAGTCTTGACCGGCTTAACGATAATTTTGCTTTCCATCTTGTCTCCCTTGAGCGTCACACGCTCTCTTGTTTCTCAACCTTATGTAACTAGTATAAGCGACCTATGCGAATTATGCAAGCGCTTCGCTCAACTATTTTTTTCGCTTAGCAATTTCAATCACTTATCTTCCACGGCACCCGGACTCTTCGAGCGAAATGGTTGGCTCTTACGTCCGCCCAGGTTTTCATTTCACGAACTTGCGCCCTCTGCATTAGCACACTGACGGCAGAGCGAATCGGCTCTACCAAGTAATCCAGCAAGTGCTCGGCATTCTCGCCAACGATCTCGTTGAATGCTTCTTTCTGAGAGATGCCGTAATGTCGCGCGATTGATTCGAGAATCTCTCGCCTGGTTGCGTCATCAGCTCTCGCTAAAAACTCTTGATTGACTTGTGAATTTTTCATCTTGTTTATCCTTGAGCGTCACACGCTCTGTGGATTCAAAAACTCCGAATTTTTCGCGTAATTTCAGAGCCCCAAATAACATCGAGAGATTCAGTCTCGGTTAACCGCAGCGGAGGATCTGCTCGATAAAAACCCTCCGAGTCTTTCACGAGTCGACGATCAGCAGAATTCCAAATCTCGACTTCTTCAAGAGTCGCCAAACGTTTATGCAATCCGATTTTCGCATCAAGAATTATAAAAACTGGTTTCATCTTAAACCCCTTTGAGCGTCACACGCTCTCTGTTTCTCAACCTTATGTAACTAGTATAAGCGAGTTAAGCGAACTATGCAAGCGCTTCGCTCAACTATTTTTTTCGCTTAACAATTTCAATCGCTTAGCCTCTTTTTCGAGTAAGAGTCGCTTTGACAATATCTCGCTCGTCCTCGCCATAATCGCGGCAATCTCTGCCTCGCAGGTGTCGCACCCGTGGGCTCCTCTATCGCCCGCGAGATGCGCTTTTGCGGTCGCGCAAAGGTCGTGGGGTGGATATCGCGGGCATTTCACTGGTTGTGTACGCTGAAGATTATCACCGCAATTAAAATCGTCGCAGTTATGGCACGCTTGAACGTGCGTTTCGCGACACACCTCGGATGGCGTCTTCTTATTCACTGGTTGTGTGACTCCTGATTCTCACTGGCAGTGTCCAAACTTCCCGCGAAAAAATCACTCCATCGTCGACAAAACATAAACCACGAGTGTCAGCACTATCGCGCCGATGACCGCATCGAACAGATCGCAACACACGGTCAGAGTCGCACGAGCTTGAGCCACACTCGCCCGCCGAGCACTATCACCGACCCGAGCTCGACAGCGATCCTGTGCCCGTATAATCGCGGGTCGATAACGTCGGCTCCGAGTTGCGTTCCCGTGCTCCCCTTGAAAATGAAAAGCTTATAAACGACTTTGTCGCCCTCGGTCGTTCGCAACAAGCGCAAGTGCTGGCGTGAGACTCCCTGTGAAAAGACACCGGGAACTTTTCCGAGGTCGAGGTCGGGGAAAATATCTCGTTGCGGATCCTCTCGACCGATGAGCGTCACGTCGCTCTCGATCCAATGCGTTACAATGGTTTCTCGACCGTTCGAGTCGAGCACGAGGAGCGCATCGCCATGACGTTCGATCTCATCGTTGGAAATGTCACCGTCACTCTGCTGATTTTTTTCATCGCGTTTCTGCTCGGCAGTGTCGACGACCTGCGAGGGTGGCGCGCCGGCGTTCTCTTTGTCGTCTACGCTGCTCTCGCATTGCTGTTTCTCGGGCTCTGGCTGCCCCGCTGTTGGTTTTTCCCCCTCGGTTGGGGTGCTCACTAGGTCGGGCGCCTTTGCGTTGACGGTGAGGGCCTCTGAGCCTTCGAGCGCTTCGGCGGGAATGAGCGGGGAGAGATCGGGCGGGGGAGGCAAATTGCCCGAGAGCAAGTCTCCTCCGCAAGAATCGCATTTGATCGCCTCGGGGTTCTCGGTCACGCAAGAGCAAGTCGGGCATCTCTTTGCCATTTTAGTTCTCCTTCTTCTCGACCTGCAAACCGAGTTTCATGAACGCGGGGCGCGCGGCGACAACCGTGCTCTCGACGACCGCGCGATTGACGGCGTCCATCGATGTCAATCCCTCTGCGATAATCTCATCGAGTATCGCCTCGTAGCGCTGTCTCATTTTTTCGTCGTGCAACTCTGCGCACCGCTTCACGAGCACTCTGAGATATTTCGTCACCTCGTTGATGCTGCCCTCGCCCTTCTTAAATTTCTCGTGCGCGGTCGTGAAATAGGAAGTGAGTTGAGTGATCGTCACTCGACGATAGACCTCGGAGACCTCTGCGTTTGCTAGCTGTGTCAGTTTCCTATCCGACACGAGCTCGACCGAAAAGAGTTTCTTCTCCGTTTGGTCGACCAAGTTCATCGCGGGAACGTCATAAAAAACGGTCGCTTCACACACAGTCTGTGTACCAGCGAGAGCGCTCTCCACGTCCACCACAACCAAGAACGAATATTCTTTTTCTGATTCGACATTCCCGACAATAAATTTTGCGGTCCGCTTGCTGTCAAGTTTTAGGTTGCCGAGGAACGCCTGCTCGGGCGCCGCCTTGTACGCGAGGCTTACCTCAACCGCCGATGCGAATTTGAGCTCAAGGCGTACGTTCGCTACGACGAAATTCTCGACGCGGCCGACGATTCCCATCAGCGTCTCTTTGATTTTCTCGCTCTCGTTCGCGGCGAAGACCACGCCGTTTGAGCTCGTAACCATCTGCAAAAGATGATCGGCTTTGTAGTCGGCTCCCATTCCGACCGCGAAGAGTTGCACCTTTGACTCGGCGGCGGCGAGAGCAACCGCGCTTGCCGTTTCCGGGAAATCGGCGACGCCATCGGTCAAGAGGATGACGACCGAAACGGGCTTTTGCCCTCGCTCGCAGGCGCGCGTTGCCTCTGTGATCGCGTCGGTCATATTCGTTGAGCCGCCGGCGAGATCACGAATGGCGTCTATCTGAGCGAGAATCTCGGAGCGGTTCGCGTCGGTGACCGTTTCGTTGTCGAGCAGAATGTGGATGCGCGACTGAAACGCGATGAGCGAAAACTTTTGATTCTCGCTGACCGATGACGCGATCATCTTTGCCGCATCGATGGCGGCGTCGAGCTTGCCATTCACGAGCATCGATGCACTACAATCGAAGAGCAGGCAGAGCGAAGCGTCGACTGGGAGCGAAACCTTCTGATCGAGGTCGACACCCGGCTTTATTTTCACAAGCAGTTTAAGCTCGTGCTCGACACCCGTCATCAACTTCTCGTGGTCACCTAGCAACTGCAAGTCTAACAAGTTCATTCGCTGCCTCGCTCTCAAATCAAGTCTACACTTTCTCATTCCAAAGTGACCACGCAAGTTTTGAATCCATCTTTGATCCTACATATTCAAATCCAACCGTTTGTCTGACAAGATCCGCCGTCCAATCCTGCCCAACTTTCGTCGACCCCGATCTCTGCAAAGAGCAAGGCCCAATGATGGTTGTCTTCCAATTCTTGCTTCTTCTTCTTGAGACAATCATTCCCGGCGCAGAAGTTCTAGAATAATAACGCCCTTCAAGGCCGCGTATCAGCGAACCAATTGCGTCGCTCATTGCGTTGCCTATACCAACGCCCTGAAAATCAGGAAGACAAACAGTGCGATGCTCTCGCCAACTGTTTTTCAATGTCGCGTGCGGCAAATAAATCACAGCCGTAAACGCAACAGGCATATTATTCCAAAACGCAACAAAGCACCTCGAAGATCTCGTCAACGTACGACTCAAATAATGATGCGATGCGAATATTTCCCACGCTTCACGAGAGACTCGCTTAATGTCAAGACTGATTGCTGGTCTTCGTTGAAGGTCCCTCCAGTAAAACTTCCCTATATGCGGCTCGAATGCCCAATCCGGTTGAAGCCAGTCGATCACGTCGTAATGACATGTAGCCGCGATGAACTGTTGATTTCTCTTTCGCACGGTTCGCGCAATGGCGGCGCTGCCAATCTGTGCGACAGTGCGATCAACAACGGACGTGAACTCATCGACGACTGTCAACTGTTTATTTTCTGAAAGAGCTCTTGCAATATTAACTCTGAATTGCTCTCCGTTTGACAGCACGTGAAAAGGTTTCAGCCATGAAGGCGGTGAAGAAAAACCGACTGAAGATAAAAGCTCAATGACATCTTTAATCGACTCACTATCAAAACAATCAACAATCGCTTTGTTTTTGTCCCATTCAAACGGCTTCATCAACGCATCAGCGAATAACTCACGTGCAATGGTCGTCTTGCCTGCGCCACTTGGGCCCACTATTAAACCAACATTCCAAGTTCGTTCGTCGAGTGGAAGATCAACATCCCATTCTGAAGAAACATTTTCGCTCGGAGGAACATCAAATATGCCACGCAATTGCAAAACTTTTGACGTAACAACAATCGGAGAACTGACTACAATATGAGCGCGCGGCATTTCAAACCCCTTGAGATAAACTCATTCAAATATTTTTCTTGTTCCGGCTCATCAGAGCAATCAATAACAATTTGCCAAACAGAATTCAAAATAGGCTCTGACATTCCTTCAAACGAGTTTTGACGCTCTATTTCGCTCAAGAGGTGAGTGACTTCACTCGACGTGTAGCCAACGCCACTCAACAAATCTTCGCTTTGCAAACCACTCATCATCGAAGCAAGTTCTTTTTCATCCCAACCGCCGAGCTCAACCAATCGATTGCTTGCAATCAAATACGCTTCAGCCTCTTTGTCATTCTTACTCCACCAGCCACGAATAACCGGGATGATCCAATCGCCATTTTCATTGACGACAACACCAGCGGGTGGCGTTCCTCCCGATGATTTCAATTTTAACAGCGCGGCTTTTCGCCCGTGCCCCGCTACAATTCGATTCGTTCGCTCATCTAAAACAATCGGCTCAACATAACCAAAACGACCGATGCTGTTTTCAATTTGATCGCTGTGCAATTTTGGATTTTTAAGAGCGTCTTGCAACGCATCAATGGGCAAGCCTTCTATTCGCAAACTCATTTTATCCCCCATCAACTCATTAGTTTTCCATCTTCGATTTTTAAATGTAACGCTGGATCAAGCAAGTCTTTTAAATCTTCGTCATGCGAAATCACCACGACCGCGCGACGATTGGCGAGTTCTCGAACCGCCTCAACCACCCTCGGAACGCCGACCGAATCGAGACCGTCGAAGCACTCGTCGACGAACAGCGTTCCCGCCATTGTTCCGTGCGCCGCACTCGAGATCTCAGAGAGAGCAAAGAGTAACGCCACATCGATTCGACGTCGCTCCCCCGCGCTCGCCGCCTTGTAACCATACCCGCCGCCGGCTCCCTCGATCTCGAGACTGATTGAATCGGTCACGCCGCCCGATTTCTTTTCCTGATAGGGCGACAAACGCAAGCGCAACCCCTCGCCGGCGATACGCTGCAACCACGTATTCGACATTTCCGAGATGGCGTTCAGCGTCGCCCCGAGCACATGCGCGCGAACGCCTTTTGTGCCGAGCACCTTTTCCGTAACGCCGAGCTCTTTGAAATCAACTGTCACAGCCTGTAAAATATCAGCCCATTTTTTCTCGAACTCGATTGCCGCCTTCTCGTCTATTGCCGCTTTCTCTTTGCGCTCCAATGCGCCCGCTCTCTGTGAGTCGTATCGAACTTTTTCTTCTGTGAGAGATTTCGCTTTCGAGATTCGTTCTCTGATTTCTTGTAGCGCTTCTTTGATGTCCTTCGACTCTGACTCGAACTCGTGCCGCTGCTCTTCGTTCTCGATGACACTGGCGGCGGTTGCGGCCTTCGCTTTCTGTACTTCAATCCGTTTTGATTCGACCTCTGCTTGAGCCTTCGCCCGAGATTGGGGCGGTATCTTTTGATCACACGTCGGGCAAACGGTGGTGTTGAGGTGCACGTCAAAACATTTCATGGTGCTCTTGAGCTCGAGCTCGGCGAGCGCCACGTTCTCATCGATCTCTTTCCGCTCCGCTCTCAATTTTGATATCAACTCGGCATTGACTCGCTCTGCCTGTGTTAGTCGAATGAGCCGCGCGTTTAACTCTGTCAGATCTTCAATCTCAAACGTCTTCTCAAACGACTTCAGCACGTCCTCTGAGAGAGCCAATAACTTTTGGGCAGACTCTTTTCTTGCCGTACCCATCACGAGACCGTTCTCGGCTTTGTGAATTGAGACCTCTGTGTTTCGCAAATCTCCTCGACACTCCTCGAGAGCCGCATCAAACTTTTCTATTCCGATGAACGCCTCGAGCAATCGCTTCCGCTCGGCGTCGGTCGACTGCGTGAAGCACGCGATATCGGTGGCGCTCAAGACGTGCGTTCTTTGCCAAACCCAATGAGAGCCTACCTCTAACTCGAGTGCCTCTTGTGCCTTAGTTGTCGAGGCGAAGTTGATCTCTTTAGCGTTTTCACTGCGTGTGTCATACCAAAGCAAGTTTATCTTTGCGCCAAGCTTCCCACGAATTGCGGCCACAGTATTGGTGAATACCTTGACTTCGCCGTCCTCGGGGGTCCATGGCGTTGTGCCTCGAAGAGTCTTCCCCCAAAGCCCGACCGACACCGCCTCGACGAGACTCGACTTGCCCGAGCCATTCGGACCCGTAACAAGAACAATTCCTTTCTCTGGTAGTGTGACTTCACTCTCTCTGTGCTTCATGAAATTCTTGAGCACTACTTTTTGAATCTGCATTGTCGATCCTTAACCAGGTACCACAAGGTTGAAGCCATACAACTTTTTCCGATTGCACTAATCGCTTTTGCGATTCGTCTATCTCAAAACACGCTTCCACTCGATGCCGTTCTCCCACGATATTCTGAAGGCAAACAGCAACGAGCCCGCACTTGTTACATTTCACAAAATGAAAAGGCATCTCACCCTCACAACCTCAAATATTTTTTCGAGAGAGCGAGCACCTTATCGCGATTCACTCCCTCCTCTATCGGCATATTTTTCACAAATGCCGCGAGAGACTCCGCCAATCCAGTTTCACAACGAGCCAAAGTCGCAGCGGTGCGAGCCTGAATCTTATTCGTTTGATCATCGGGAAGCACCTCATAGCCAAGAATCGCCTTCTCTTCTTTCTGTTTGCCGAGCCACTCTGATGCTGCCTGCATTCCGACCTCGTCTGTGCTTCTCATGCGCGCGAAAACAAAATTCCCTTCCTCACTCAACCCGCGAAAGCGTTTCAATTCCGAGGCGTCGGGTTTCTCGCACGAAACAAATCGCGGACCTGCTATCTCAATGGTCTCTGTTTTTAGCTGCTTGTTTTTTATTCCTTCAACGATTGTCACTTTCCCAACCGCATCGTCGAACGCATCTCGCCAATCGGTCGGGCAGAGACAGCCCAATTGCACAATGTGAATTCCATTGAACGGTTGCCACTCGACGTGCCGATGCCAATGCCCCGCCATCACCGCGTCAATTTGATACTCTTTACAGAGCGTCAAGAGGCGCTCGATTGATATCGAATCGGTTCCCGCCTGCCCCCATGCTGGCGTAGCAGAATCCCAGATCCCTAAATGACAGCCTAAAATTCTAAACGACTTTTCCTTAGCTGCACCACTAGTGAATAATCCCGCCAAAGATGCCTCGAAAGAAGCCGCAGATCTGAAGGGGATATGCCACACATCGCAGCCGGCCATCCGAGTACTAGAACACGTGGTGACAATGCGAACGTTTTTCACAAATGCCAACGGACCAAGAGCGTGATTGCCTGTATCGAGAACAACCTGCTCATGATTGCCGAGTAAGATATTTATTGTGAGGTTTTTGTATGACTCTAGAATTCGCATGACGTGCGCAAGGACAGGCGGCTCGGGGCGTGCGCCATCGAACAAATCCCCCTCGATAAAAACCTCTGAGCACCGCGCGTCATCGGCGGCCTTCAAGGCACGCTCTAAAACACCGCAGGCAACCGCACAGCGAACGTTGATTCCCGAGACTCCGGCGTCCTTGAAAAAGGGAATATCGTTTAGGGTTTTATGGTTGGCGATATGAACATCCGAGAAGAAAGCAATCTTCATTCTGTAACCTCCGTCTCTTCGTTCTTCGTCTCTTCATTCTCAGACTCTTCCGTATCGATTGCCGGTTCACTCTCTGCACGACACCAACCGCAAGCGTCGAGTTTTATTTTTGCTTCTTCGGCAAAAGGCTTCAACGCTTCGCCTCTCAATCCTCGAACGGCCGCCGGCTTCACGAGCCCCAATAACTTTGCTCTCTCGAGTGTCGACCAAGCGTTATCCCAACCAGTCGCGAAGTTCAGACGTACTACCGCTTTTCGATAGGGTGACGCCATTCGATTCTTGGTTGCCAAGAAAGTGATAGACTTTGCGATTTTCTCTTCATGTTTATTCTCGACGTGCTTACCTGGGTAAAGCTGAAGTCGAATCGATGCCGCAAACTTCACGGCTTTGCCGCCCGGTGTCGTCGATGAGTCGCCAAACATAACGCCGATTTTCTGCCGAGTCTGATTAACAAATAGTAAACTACACTTCTTCTCGATGGCGAGCTTCGATAAAACTCTGCATGCCTGACTCAATATTTTCGCTCTGCTGTCCCAAATAGCTTTGCCCTGTAGTCCCTTCAAAACCTCAGCTTTGGTAGCGCATGAGGCAATGCTATCCCAAACCCCGAGCGTGGGCACATTGCCCGGTAGCTGCTCAAGTGTGAACGCCATTTTTTCAATCGCGTCTTCCATGTGGTCGGGCTCAAGCAGAATCACACGTTTCAAATCAACGCCGAAAACACTCGCGCGTTCGAGATTCAAAGCGTTCTCTGTCTCGCATAAAAAAACAATTGCGTTCTGTTCGAGAGCGCCCTTGATGCAACTCCAAGTGAAACTCGTTTTCCCACCTGCCTCTTCGCTATAGAGCTCGACGATGCGCCCGACAGGCAAGCCTTTGCATCCGAGCACGTATTGATCAATCACATCGATTCCTGTCGAGAGAACCTCGACAACATCGCTCTGACCGCCCTCGCCCAACACGCCCGCGCTATCACTGCCAAACTGTTTTCTAATTGCGGCGATGATCATTTTCTGTAAGTCTTCCATCTTCTTTTTCTTCGCCATTTTTTCTCCGTTGCGAGATAAACCTCTTTTCACATTCTGTATGAGAAAAGAGGAGAGCGCCCAGGCCATCCGAGCTCAAGCGCTCTTTTTCTAAAATTGGCTGGGGGTTGGAATTGCACCAACACGGAGTCATCGGCCCAACTTGATGACTTGCCCCGTCTATGGCTCGGGCTCTGGTGCGCGAGCATCTCCCAGCGGTTCGGCACGACTATCACAAAGAGTTCGATAGAACGATATGGGGGAAAGCGCTATCGATCTCAGAGTTCTATTCGCGCCTACAGCGGAATGTCTTCTTCATAGTCTGCATCGGCAATGTCCTCTTGAATATTTCTCGACCGAGGTTTCGCCTTCAACGCGTGCGCTTCTTTTTCTGTGCGACGCATGGGCGCTTTAGATTCCTTTGCCTCGAAGCCTCCACTCTCAACCTCGGCAACGAGGTCTTCGATCTCATCAATCGTTTTGGTGAGGATGAACTCGTCGAGGTCAACCTGCGTATCAATCCACGTCATGTCGCCAAGCGGCGTTCGATTGCGCGCGGGAAGAATTGTGTACTTGGTGTCATTGCGAGTCATGCCCTTGCGTTTCACAATCAGATCGAAACCGTCCACGGGGTCCGTGAAATCGCCGCCGCTCTCGGGGTCGTTCCGAATCGATATCATGCTCGAGAAAATGTTCTTCCCGAAATTCCAAACTCGTGGCCCCTTCTCGGGGTCGCCTCGGTCAATCGCATTTGTATATGCGCTCTGTCGAGGTGCAAAAGTCTCCTTTGCAAACTCTCGCTCTTCGTCGCTTCGGCTTTTCCGAAGCACTTCCCATTGCGCGCATGCCGGACAAATTGCCGCGCCGGGGCACAGAAAAACGATGACTTTATCGCCCACCACAATGCGATGCTGGTTCACGAGTTTGATCGGAGTTTTTTTCCCCGCTTTAGGCGGAAGAACTCGCACCACCGTTCGCCCCTCTGGAATCTTAAAAAAGGTTGAACCAGAATCGAATTCCTTCAATTGTTTTTCGGCCTCGGTCGCATCAAAGCTTCCATATTTTACGATGTTCGGCATTGTGTTTTCCCCTCGAGATTAGATTTACTATTCGTGAATCGTTTATGGTCAGTGTAATTTTGCGGAACGTATCTGTTCAATGCACTTTTTCATATCTCCTTTCAGGTCAACCTTCTCTTCTCGAACCGCAGTCGACATCTCTATATCTTTGAGCGCCACTGAAATATCGCTCGCTATTTTTTTGACGCAATCTTCGAGCGTGCTGCCTGGCATGTCGTGCTCCAAGGTCACAAAATAGCGAAGCGTAAAATTCAGAGCAGAAAATAACAAAACTTGTGCTTGCGGCGTACCGACTTTTATTCTCGGGTCGCCTTGGTCTTTGCCGATGTAAAGTTCTGACGCCTCGCCTTTCGGAATGCTATAGGCGAAATCGCCAGCGGATTTAAATAACATCACTATCGACGTCATCAAATCGCGCGAATCCTGCATCTCGTCAGGAGAAGACATTTTAACCTCGCTCGACATCTGAATCGTGCTGATTTCTCATATGCGTTTTCAACATCGAATCGCCAGCCATCTCTTCTCGAAGGTGCGCCCCCAGTGAAACGAGCATGTCCTTTTTGTCTCTCAGGCTCTCGAGAATTCCAATGAGCTTGACTCGCTCGCAGTCTGCCTCGACCAATTCAAGGCGCAGTTTGATCCAATCTTGAGACTGCCCCTTCATTGTCGACTCGATCAATGCCTCGGTGACCCGGCCTTTTGACTCGGCTGTCTCAAGCATTGTTCTTGTCTCGAGACTCAAGCGTTTCTCGAACCACTCAAACTCGACTTTCTTAATCCAATACGCTCGATAAACTTTTCGATACTCCTCATTCCAAAAGGCAACATCCGACGCCATTCGACAAAACTCTGCCTGAATGGCAACCGGCGAAAGCTCCAAACACTCCTTCAAGTAATCCGCTTCGAGATTCACGTGACCCCCTTTTCTATATACTTGTCCGATCGATGATTTTTTTTACCAACTATTTTTAATTTATTTTTTTCAGGCTTCCCCATGACTCGCCGACCTCAACATCGACCACGAGCGGAACATTGAACGGGGTCTCCCAGCCTTGCATCACTTGCGTCACCTTTTCGATTGTCGACGGCACGAGGTCTTCTCGCACGTCGAGCATGATGCTGTCATGCACCGACAGAATCACCCTGACATCGGGCGCCAGTTTTTCTTCCTCGACCCAATTGATCAATCTGACGAGCGACTGAACACAAAACTCGCTCGCGGTTCCCTGTACGGGTGTGTTCCACGAGGAACGCTCGGCGCTCCCGCGCGCCCAATCATCCGCTTGGTCTCCTATCTTCGAGAGCGGACGCCAGCGAGCTCTTCGCCCCTCCCACATCGTGTACGCGCCGCCGTACTTCTGCGCGTTCAAGAGACAGTTTTTAATCCACCCCGCCAGAACTTTGAAACGTCCGAGAACCGCCGCCCGAATTCTCGCCGCCATTTTTGCGTCGCACCCAATTTTCTCTGCGAGTTGTTTATCGTGTTGCCCATAGAGCAATCCAAAGTTGACCGCCTTGCACGCTTTGCGATGCGACTTCTCGACCTGCTCGGGTTTGATTCCCCAAACAAGCTCGGCGAGCATTTGCGCTGTGCGAAGATGATAGTCAACGCCCTCGTCGAAGATCGCTCGCATCTCGGGGTCTCCTGACAGCATCGCTGCCACGCGCAACTCGAGTTGCGAATAGTCGGCCGAGATCATCAAATTACCGGGCGACGCCACAAAGACGTTGCGCGACATGCTCGCCAAACTCGGGTCGTAAGTTTCTTTTTCTCCGCTCGGAATGTTCTGAAGATTCGGGTCCGCCGAGCTCGTGCGACCCGTTCTTGCGCCGTCTGTGTGAAGCGTTGTGTGAATCCTATTGTCACCTCGAACGTGTGCGAGCATTCCTTCACAGCCAGTTTTACCAGCTGCGTAGGTGTTTCTCTGTTTATCCCAGTGACGCCACTCGAGTAGACTCTCGATAATTTCTTTCTTGCCGTCCGCCGCGACCTTGAGCAACTCTTCAAGCGCCTCGTGGTCTGTGCTAGCCGCACCGCCTTTGGTTGTGTACGGCACTTTCAATTTCATCTTTTTATAGAGCAACTCTGAAACGTGATGCGACGAACCGGGATTGAAATCGGGTCCAGTATGAGCAATCAATTTTCTGTGCGCGTCGGTCAGTTTGAGAATCAACATCTCTTGATACGAGAGGATGGCGTCTTTACTGACAGCGATTCCCCATTTTTCCAACTCTATGATTGGCTCAATTGTCGGACGAATGAGCCGATTCCAAACATAAAAATTCTCCTCGGAGTCGGCGATATCTGTCTCGAACAAGTCGACTAGACGGTCCGTTGCGATTGCATCCGCCGCATTGTATCGCAGCAACACAGTCTGTGGAATCAATGCGAATGCAAAACTCTTCGGATCATCCGTTGACCTGATATCCTCCGCGACGGCCTTGTCGAGAATCAACATCGCTTTGTCGTAGCGCGGGGTCGCTTGTTTTGTGAGCTTGCATGTCTCGCCGTGAAAAGTCGCGTGCGCCACCTTGAGGCAAACATTGATATTCTTTTCAGCGTCGTCCAAATACTGCTCGGCTTCTTCTTTGTGGCCGCCCATTCCCACGAGCTCTGCCATCGTTTTCAATCGTGTCTGTGCCTCGGGGTCCAGAATTTTTCGCATGAGGCGAGCATCGTAAACAATACCTCGCAGACGAATTCCCAAACCGCACCACAACGCATGCGCATCGCTCTTGATGTTTTGGCCCACCTTGCGCGCGCAATCGTCTTCCAACAATTTCGCCAACTCTGCACATATCTCGGCATTTTTTAGAGACTCTCGATCCCAAACGTACGCGTAACTTTTTCCTCGAGGAACGCACGCGATGCTTAGCAATTCCAATTTTCGATACGGCACGCCCGACCATTCAGCATCTATCGACAGCCAGACAGCCGACCTCAAATCGTCCGCCGCTTCTTTCGATTCACTAGCAGTTTGTACGACTCGCGCTTCCGCATCGTAGGGTGGCAACTCGAATTGATGAGTCAATGCCCATTGCAAGTCACTCTCAAAAAACTGTGAGATAAACCGATTTGAAAAAATCAACGAGGGGTCGAAGAACAACACGACAGGCGTTCTCGTCGACAAAAAAGCGAAGCCTCGCCGAACGCTCATCGTATCGACCGACCGACCGAGCAGAGAATAAATTGCATTCGCGCCCATCGCCAAAATCAAAGTCGGCTTAATCTCGGCGATGCTTGTCTGCATATATGCTCTGCACGCGTCAACATTCGTCGGAGAGATATCATTCAAAACCGAGGCACACCGCACAGCGAAATCAAAATAAATAGGGCCTTTCCAAATCTTACTTATCGTCGAGTAAAGAAAGGATATGGTTTTGTTGTTCGCGTTCACAGTCTGACTAAGCACTACCAGTAAAGCCTTCCCCGCTTTCTTTTCGTCGTAAGAAAAAGGTCGCTTAATCGGTGCGGTGTTTCTCTTACCGAGCGCGCATCTTTCGCAGCCTTCCTCTGTTGGAAAGGCAAACGTTGCAAATGGTAAGGCTACTACCTCGACGGCAGACTTGGGAATTTCTCCCGGCGAGGTATCGTACACCCTCAAGATTTTCATTTTGTTCCCGCAGGAATTACCGCCATAATCGCCATCGCTCTCGTGCGAACTGTCTCTTCAAAACTCATACTGGGAGTTCTATTCAGAATTGGGATCTGCTCTCGATATTCTTTGCAGAGATCATAGATGTCATCCTCTCGATTGATGCCTAACGCGACGAGGTGTTTTATCAGGTGTCCGATTGACGAGAAAGCCGAAAGCTCGTCGACTGTTGGTTTTCGTTTTGCTCCATTTGGTTTTGCATTCGCGCCGAAGTCGAAATCGGTAATGTCTGGTTGCGGTTTCGTGTTGATGGCCGGCGCTTCGATGGGCTCCTCGATTTTTCTAGGCGCGGGTTCTTCGTTTTCTTCAAAGTCATCATCGACGGGCTCTTCGTCTTCATGGTCGTAGTTACAAACATCTTTTTTAGGGGCTACTTTCACAGCAGGTGCAACGGGCGCAACCTTTGGTTTCTCGGTAGGCTTCTGAACCGGCGCGGCCTTCACAACCGCTTTCACTTCTTCTTTAACAGGCGGTGAATTACCATAGCGAGACATCACCGTGTCGATGAATTTCAATGCCTCATCGCTCGTGTTAATTCCACTCACCTTGATTTCAATATCTCGAATCTTCACTGTTACGATCATTTTGGTGTATCTCCCTTTATGTATAATCCGATTTTAATGGCCCACCATTCTGTCACTCTTAAAACTCCCTGGTCACCGTGCCCTTGTACTTCAGAGTCAGCCAGAATCTGACTCTTGGGCACCCAGTGATCTTCGCCGGCGATATTACAAAGCACCGCCTTCTCGGTCTCATGCAAAGTCAACACGTCCTCGAACTCGACACCAACGATTTCATCTATCATTGACCCCTACTTTCGCCGAATCCGCTCAAGAGCGAACCCGCCCGTTCTGCCCGAGACTTTCACGACGGGTTGGTCGTGCCCTAAAATCCACGCTTCGCTGGCTGTCTTTGTCGATGTTTTCGACCCGTCATCTTCGATCAACCAGATTTCGGTTCCGATTGGGCTCAACTCATTCCAAACAGAAACCTGCTCCCAAACATCGATCATTCTTTTTAGTCTCTCTCGAGACCGCACGTAATGTGAAATCATTTAAAACCTCAAAATGCGACTGCCTCCATCATCGACAACGACTCTATGCCCGCCATCATCAAATCTTCCCGGTAAACTTCATCCGGGTCGATCTTGGGCGGCAATCGAATCGCCCCAACCGTTGCGCCTGTCAATCTCAATCTCAGCGAAAGCGCTTCTCCCTCTCGCCATGCGTCGCCGTCGAGCACGCTGACAAGGGGTCGATTCGAGAGCGCAAGCATGTTTTCCTGAATGACACTTGGCTTGCCAAGCACAGCCACAGCGTTAGGCCAAAGAGCCAAAGCATCGAAAACTCCCTCGACAACGAACAGCGGAACATCTGTTTCCACGAGCAGTGCAGCCTCATTGAATAGAGCCGATGCTCGCCACGAACCAACGGGGTAAAGATATTTTTTCTGAACCTTCTTCGACCATGCGCGACTGACCCAACCAAGCAAAATGCCTCGAGCCGATAGAACAGGAACTACGATTCTTCCTCTGTATCGACCCTCTACGCACGCCCCAACATGAGCCTGCTTTATCACACTAGGTGAAATATTTCGCCAAGCTAAATAAGCTCTCGCCGCACTTGTTGAGAATGCCGACTTTCCAGGCTCCTCTGAGAGCGATAGAAACTCATCGGGCAATTGCATAGCGCTTTTGGGTTGTTCGATAATCTCAGCATCTTCTTCAAAATCTTTGAGCATCCCGCTGATAGAGCAACGATGGCATTTGAACCCGCCGTGAGTTCTCGAGATTGCAAACGATGGGCTCTTCCTGCCCGTCGAACAAAACGGGCAATGGGTCTTGACCCACTCGCCGCTTCCCCTTGCTGTATTCAGTGCCGCTAAAACAAGCTCATCCCTCTCTCGCCGCGAATATTCCCTCTGAAAAAACATTCACGCCCCCGCGTATTTTTTTTTGTTGGTCACCATTCATTCGGACACATGCGTCCATACTCAAATTCTGTTGGGATAGGCCCAACCGAAACACCACTTCGGCCCATTCTGAATTTCACAATATTGTAAGTGCATTCCTTGAAGCCGCTGAACTCGTCCGTTTTACAATTAAGAGTGACTGCGAGATCTGCGATGCGCACTTTCTCTTGTGAGTCTGCCGCTTCGTCGATCGTGCGCAATTCGTGTTTGCTCAGTTTGTGTTTTCGTTGTGCTTGCGATGCCGTCCAGATCCAAATATCAGCTTCCTTCGCCCAATTTGAGAGCGCCTGATAAACCAAGCCGGCCGCCTCGTACCGATTGATCTGCATTCGAGATACAGGCTTCAAAAGATCCGCGTAGTCGACGAGCACCAAATCGATCTTCCTTCCACTTCTCTCTTCACATTGCGTGACCCATTCTCGCAATTGCGGAACCGTCGTTGAGCCAGGATCAAAATACTCTACGTGTAACATACCGTTTAACTTCTGTGCTTCGAGTTTTTGCAGAACTTCACAATGTGTCGTAGGTTCTGATGCCTGAATTTTGCTCTCTAGCACGCCCGATAGGTTTGCAAAATATCGAGACATGACGAATGCCGAGTCGAGTTCGAGAGACGCAGTCGCAACGTTCAGCCCTCTGCGAATTCCATAGGTGCCGACATGCTCTAAAAAAATCGACTTACCCTCGCCGGCGCCGCCGATGACAACACCCATTGTTCTAAGCGGAAGCCCCCCACCGAGAGTGTCATCGAGTTCACGAATTCCGGTTGACAATCGCATTGCATATTTTAGTTCTCGAATAGACTCGAGCGCTGCGTGATCTAGGTTTCGCGTGCCGAATGAAAAAAACATACTTGAAGAAGACAATTCTTCGATGTTCGTAATTTGTTTCGCTACGTCTGTGAGTGTTTTGCCTTTAGAAATACAATCAAGACCTCGCATAAGTGCCTCTCGTCTGCCGCGTCGTTTGAGAATCGGGATGAGCTCTGCTAGCGTTTCGTCGATCTGTGGTCTGCGTTTCGCACTGAGAATGTCGAACCTGATGAGCACTGCGCAAAAATTTTCAAACTCTTCTTCTAGCAACTTCCCGTCTGAAACCAACTCTCGCGCCCGCTGCATGGCCGAGTAAGTCATGCCAGGGCCAACCCCTTTTCGCTCTGCCGCGTGCATCTGAGCAACCTTCACACCCAGTTTACCGTTGGGCGTTGACATCAAATCTGCCTCGAGCAGGTGACCCACCTGCGCGAAAAATGCCTTCTTGTGACAGAGCAAGTAGACGACCGCGAGCTCGAACTCTTCGACGAAACCGTAAGGTTCAACTTTTCGTTTTTTCTCTAACCGCGCCGCATCTAGACTGACAACGTTACTCGGCACCTCGCTCATGCGTTCCCCCGTGATTTTTGCCTCACTGCTATACTTGTCCGGTTGCCTGATTTTTTTTCCAACTATTTTTGTTTTTCTTCGTTTTTCACTCTCAAAAAAAGTTTCTAGCCCCAAATCCAAGCGCGACCGCCGGCCATATAGAACTTGATCGTTTCGCGAATTTTTTCTCGATCTTTTTTCGCCTGCTCTAACATTTCCTCGAAAAGATGATTCGGGAAGAAAAATTCAATGACACTTTTTCTTTGCGTCGTGGATACCTGCGCGAGAATCTCTTGGAGCATCCAACAGCGAAGACTGAGAGCGTCGATCGAAGGCGCTCGGACTCTTCGCGGCGGCGCGAAAGCGCTCATCTCTCGCTCGCACCAATCAAAATATTTTTCGACTCGAGTCGAGCTCAACAGAAAATTCAGAGGCGGTTGACTATCGCCGCGCCACTTGCCGAACGACCACTCGAACCAAACCATCGGCGCAAGGTCGTGCTTGCGCAAAACCGAGGCGAGCTTTACCGCCATCTGAAAATATTTCGATTTCTTGAGCGCCCCCTTCTTGGTCAGCGCAAAGCTCTGCTTGCCCATATGGCGCGTCGAAACCGCCCGATAGGCGCTCATGACAAGCTCGGCGTCTAAATCGCTGTCGTGCCCATCTGAGAGCGTTGGCGGGGGTGGTAACCAAGTCTCCAGCGATAGCGGAAGACTCGGCGTCGACACTTCGTCGGGAGAACTCGCCCACGTTTCTGGAAGCGCAACGAGCGCGGGGAGCGCCGGCCAATCTGTCGGCAACGGAACCAACGCGGCGAAATCGAGGCGCCCATCGCGCAAAATTTCGCCGCGCGGAACCCCTTTTTCATTGCTGGGAGCGGCGCGCAACCCCTTTTTTAAATCTGTGTTTGTCGCGCGCAAAACTTTTTCTTCATCTGCGCGCACCCGTGACGCTGACGCTTTTAGTCTCGAAGTGATTTCGCTGGCGCGGGCATCGTCGACTTCATCTCGAGTGGATTGAGATTCAATTGCTGTTTGGGGCTCCGCCCCATCGACTTGAGAGGGTTGCGTAGCAACCCGAGTAGGTCGATAAGCGATCAGAGTTTGGTTCTCGTCATCGTTGACGCTCTGAATCTGAACTAGGTTCTCGTTGAGATTCTCATCCTGATTTTTATCTCGAGATTGGGCTACGCCATCTTTTTTGTCTCGAGAATATGGTTGAGGCGCAGCCTCACCGAACACTTGCGAGGGTTGCGAAGCAACCTGAGAAAGGGGTCGGCAAGCGTCGAGAGTTTGGTTGAGATTTTTGGTCGTCACAAAAACCAGCGCCGCCGCCACGTTTGCGACCGCGCCAAACATCTCTTCTCTACTACTATTAGTAGAGAGAGATGTTATAGCTCTTCTATTAGTTTCTAGATCTTCTATTTGGTACGTTGTTGATTCGGACCCTGTACGTAGTTGATTCGGGTTTGTTTCACAAACTGTGTTGTAGGTTTTTTGCTCAAAATTTGTAGAATTTATATCTTCAATGACCTTCGGCGAGGGTTCAAAATTCTCTAACATGGGCTGTCTTTCGCTGAAAATGGCGGCTCGAATTTCATCAGAATCCTGGTCGGGAAAGTTCTTCAAAAAGTGGATCAAGAGATTCCGACGATCGGCAAATTGAGGCAAATTCTTGAGCGCTTCGATGCGCCCAGCCAAGGTCAACTTGGATCCCGCGCCTTGACGCGTTCCACCGTGATTAGATTTTTCTCGTAATTTCGTCTCGGCAGATTTTGGAATCTGAAAAACGCTGCGGTTGCAATTCTGTTCTGAATCGAATTTTGTAATCTCTTTGCCGTACACTCGTCGATAGTACACGTCATGATCTCCATGTTCTCGCCACCCGATGTAGAGCTCATTCTCTAGATCGGCCGGCGCGGGGGTTAGAAGATCGAATTTTTTGAGTTTCTCAAAAGCCCAGGCAACCTCGC